GTATCTGCAGTTGAAGCAACAAAGTCAGTTGCAGTTGTTGTGATAGCATCTCCTAATGCTCTTTTTTCATCTTCTGTGAATCTTTCTTCTTTTAATCCCATTAATTTTTTAGCCCAAGCACTTCTGTACTCTTTATCAGCTATTGTGAATTTTCTTTCTTCCATTTCTTCATTTCCTCCTAATTTGTTTAATTTTGAAACATCTATGTTTCTCTTTTCTAGTTCTTCTGTATCAGCTATTAAGTTTCTTTCTTCTTCATAACTCATTTCGCTTTCTACATTTTCTTCTGGAACTTCTTTGTTTATAGCTTCTATTTCTTTTCTTATTTCAGCTATTTCCTCTTGAGTTGTTGCCTCAATTATTTTGTTTTGAAGTTCTGTTTTTCTTTCTTGAATTTCTTGTTTTGTCATTATTTTTTTCCTCCTTTAAATTTTTCGGTTTTACCACCGATTTATAAAAATTCTATTGCAGTTCTACCACCACAAAAAAAGACCAGTTATACCACCAGTCTTTCTTCTCGAATTTATAAACTTAATAATAATTCTAGCTTTTGTTTTTCTAGCTTTAATTCTTCATATTCTCTTTTTTCTTTTTCGTATTCTTCTTTGCTTCTAGCATATATTTCTGTATTGTCATATGCTGGAACATCTACAACTGACACATCAAACAATTTTGATATTCGTAATACTGTCCTAGTGTCTGTTTCGTAATCCCATTTCCTTTCTGCTACTGTGAACGCAAAACTCATTTTATCTAGCAATCCTTCTTTTATCATTTTGTAGATATCTTTGTTTTGTGTTGTATCAATTAGCTTTGCTCTTATTTTTAGTCCGTGGTCATCTATTGTTAATTCTAGACTCTTGTTCCTGGTTCTGGCTAAAATTAAAAAGCTATCTTCATGGTTATATTTTAATACGCAGTCTTTCATATCTGCTCCATTAAAAGCATTTCTATCTATTATTTCTTTACACCATCCTAGGTCTGTTATTTGGTTGAATACTACTGCATATCCTTCCACTATCATTTCTTGTTTTTCTATATCTTCTAATGCTCTTACTTCTGCTAATCGTACTTCTTTAATTGCTTTTTCCATCTTTGTTTCCTCCTTGATAATCATTTGCTATGCTTGAATCTATATTATTTAGTGATTGTAGTATCTTTGCTCCTTCTTCTCCACCTAGTGGGCTAAAATCTAATAATTCTCTACCATCATCTTTTGTTAATAGTCCATATGCACCTGCAACTTTTAGTAAGTTTATTTTGCTATCTATACTTGCATATTGCAGTCTGTTTGTTGTAAATACTATTTTGTGTCCTTCCCTTCTTGCTTTGTATGTAAATATCTTTCTAGTAAATTCATCACTCATTTGAATTGCTCTTGGTTCTATTACACCTTCAAAAAATGCATTCCATTCTTCTGGTGTATATTTATTTCTTATTATTTCTTCTGATATTCCAAAATAATCAAATATGTTATTATTTACTTGCTTTAATTGTTCTTTATCTAATGTTATTGGATTCAGGTTCACTTCCTGGAACTCTGCTTTGCCATCTACTGCTGCAATTCCACTTTCATTTTCTAAATTCAAAAAGTCTTTTACAAAAGCATCTTTACTTGCTTTTATATCTTTTTCTTTTAGCATTGAATTTGAGTATTTCAAAATTCCTTTTAAATTGTTTGATGTTTTTATTGCATTTTTTATTCCTTCAGAAGCAGTATGTGCTGTTTCTAAATCTGTTTTTAAAACTTTGTTTTTAGTACCGAATACATCGTGTTTGTTATAAAAAAGTCTTAAATGTATTAGTTCTAAATATGGAATAACATAGGTTTGTCCATTCACAAATTTAAACTGCAAGTATATTGTTCCTGTTTTATCTTGTAGCAATTCATATCTTTCTGCAAGTACAGGATAAAAACCTGTTATAAATCCTTTATTGTCCTTTGCTATATACACAAAAGCATTGCAGTCTGAATATAATTGACTTATTAATTTATAAATAAAATCAAATCTACTCATAATTGGATTTGGTTGTTCCTGCAACATAAAGTTTATTTCTCCCTTTTTCACATTGCTTATTGACTCTTGTATATGTCTTGGTATTAGTTTTGCACAATGTGTTGCAATTCTATCTATACATTGTCTTGCTACTTTGCTATCGTATGTATTATCTCCTAGTGTTGTAAATGTTGCTTCATAGCTATTTAACATTTGCAATTGTGTTTTGGTTATGTTTTGCATTTGTTTCTTGTTATTAAAAAACATCTTGAATAAATTTCTTTTTTCCTTTTTCATCTTATTCCTCCTGTAGGGCTAGATAATCATTCATCTTTTCGTATAAAACACAATAAGCTATTACCAAGCTTACTGCTCCATCTATTCTTGCTCTTTGTTTTTGACCTTTTATTGGTCGTATATTATCATTTTCATCTCTTTTAACTGCTGTATTGCACAAGCACCATTTCAAAACTGGATTGTTATTGTAATTTACATTCTTTTCAATTAAATCCGCTTCTAATTGTTTCATTGGATTTGACATTGTCTTTGCACCTTGACGAACTTCATATATTTCAAATCCTTGTTCTTTCATTTCTTCCACCCAATATTGTGTGTTCCAAGGATCATATCCTATCCATAGTGCTGATATGTCGTATTCATTGTGCATTTTTATGAACCATTGTGTCACATCGCTATAATTAACTTTTGCACCTTCGCAGATTGTAACTAGTCCTCTTTTTTCCCATTTATCGTATGGTATCTTGTCATCTTTTATCTTAAATTCTAGCCTTTCGCTTGGTATAAAATATTGTTGAACTACATATTTCTTTCTGTTTTTTATAACTAGCAATGTTGCACAGGTTAAGTCCGTTGTACTTGATAAGTCGACTCCACCTATTGCATAGGTATCTTGCAATTCTTCCATTTCAAAAGTTTCTTCATTGTTTGCTATATCAAAACTTAACCACTTATCTTGGTCGTTTTGTCTAACATTGAAATCTTTACACAATAAATTTACTAATTCAGTTGGATTATTTTTTGCTCTGTTTACTTTATCCCTTAAATCTTTTATATTTTTTATTGTTCCTAGTCCTGGATTTGCTTTGTACCATTTTTTCTCATCTTGCCATTCGCTTGGGCTATCTAATTCATATATTACAGGTAGTACTGTTTCATCTTCTATTGTTCCTTCTATTATTTGTTCAAAGTATTCATATTCATTGTCGAATACTGATTCTCTTATAGTTCCCATTGTAGATGTTTCTAATAACATTGGTTGTTCTCTGGCTGACATTGAGTCATACATTACATCTAGCAAGTTTTTGTCCTTCCATGCATGAACTTCATCGCATATTACAAAATGTGCATTTAATCCATCTAGTGAGTTACTATCACTTGCAAGTGCTTTTAAAAATGATTCTGTTTCATCATAGAAAATTCCACCAACTAAACAACGGATTCTTTTGTTTAATGCAGGTGATTTCTTTATCATTCTTTTTGCTTCTTCCCATACTACTTTTGCTTGGTCTTTTTTAGTAGCTACAGAATATATTTCTGCACCACCTTCTCCATCTTTTGTTAGCATATAGTTGGCAAGTCCAGAGTCCATTGTTGATTTTCCGTTTTTTCTTCCAATAAACAATGCACCTTTTTTGTATTTTCTTATTCCTGTTTCTTGATCTACAAAACCATATAGAGCTTGAATAAATGCTTTCTGGAACAACTCTAATCTTACAGGTTTTCCTGCCCATTTTCCTTTTGAGTGTTTGCAAAATTTCTCAATAAATTCTATCGGTTTGTTTCCTTTTTTCTCATCAAATACAAATATATGCGTTTCTCTTTCTTCAGTTATTTCATTAAAAAAAGAAACCTTTCTCGGTTTCTTTAAATCATCTACTAATTTTTTATATATCCTTAATACTTTTTTACAAGCCATATCTGGATTGTCTAATAAAAATTGATAGTATTCTTCAATATATGTCATTATTCTTCATCTCCAAAACTATCAAACTCATCACTTACGCTTATGTTATTTAGAATAAGTAATTCATTGAATTGTTTCATTGCTGATTGATAATTCTTAAACATATTATTGTATGTTTTTACTTCTGTTCTATCTTTGTACCCCCATTGATTCGCACCATTTTTATATTTTTCTTTTACCCCATTTTTGGCTATGTCATTTGATAGATTTTTTAATGTAACTGACATAAATGCTAGGTTATGTATAAAATCTTTGTTGGCATCTATTTGTTCTTTCGATAAGTTACTTATTATTTTTAGTAATCTTTTTTCTTCTTTTTCGACATCTTTCGATATATCTTTCTCTTTTTCTTCATTCTGGTCATTTGTAGAAACAAACATTTTATTGATAGTTTTTATTGCACTAACATTTCCTTTTATAGCTTGTTGATATAACGATACTATTACGGCTGTTTCATTGTTTATTTCTTCATCTTTTAGTCCTAAACTTTTCAGTTTAGCTTTCATACTATCTGGTATTTCTATGCTATCAATAATTGTTTTCATTCTTTCACTTCCTTATATAAAATGTCCATATCTTGCTTTTTCTTCATAAGTGGTTTCTAGCAGTTTCATATCTTTTATGATTCTTCTTGGTGTACATTCTGCATATAGCATTTCAGTTGGATTGATAAATCCTATATCGCTATCTATATATATTGCTAGTGGCCTTTCTATTCCTATTGCATAACTTATTTGAACTTCACACCATTTCAAATTAAATTCTTTTAAATATCTCTTTGCTATTTCTCTTGCTTTATAAGCTCCACTTCTATCTACTTTTGTTGGATCTTTACCACTAAAAGCTCCACCACCAACATTTGCAAATGATTGATAATTGTCTACTACTATTTTCCTTCCTGTTAGTCCTGCATCTCCTTCAAATCCACCTATCAAGAATTTGCCTGTTGGATTTATCAAATATTCTTCTACTTCTATATTGAAATATTTACAAATGTTATAGCATATTTCTTTTATTATTCTATCTGTTTCTGGTCTTTCTTTTTCTGTATTGTTATATGAAATTGTAAATGTTTTTATTTTTTGTAATTTCATTTCATCATTGTAGTACCCTGTAATCTGTGCTTTTCCATCTGGCAAAAATCTTGTATCATTTTGTCGAAGTTTGTCATACATAACACTCAATGATTGTAAAATTACCATTGCTGTTGGCAGCATTTCTTCTGTATCATTACAAGCATATCCAAACATCATTCCTTGGTCACCAGCTCCACCGATATCATCATTTGTTCCTAATGCTATATCTTGGCTTTGTTTTCCTAGGTTATTTATAATTTCATAATTAGTTGAGTATCCTATATCTGCTAGGACTCTTTTTACTACTTTTTCTACATCTACATTTGCGTTTGATGTTACTTCTCCTGTTATGAATATTTTTCCTTTGCCACCCATTACTTCAATTCCACATCTTGATTTCTTATCTTCTTTTAGGTATGCATCTAAAAGAGCATCGCTGATTTGGTCGCAGACTTTATCAGGATGCCCTCTGAATACTATTTCATTACTATATAATTTCATTTAATTATCTCCTTTTATTAAAATTGCTTTTTGTCCTGTGAAATCTTCCCATCTTCTCACTATTACATCTACATAGTGAGCATCGTATTCCATCATAAAACATTTTCTATTTAATTGCTCACAAGCTATCAATGTACTACCGCTTCCACCAAATAAATCAATGACATTTTCTTTTGGTAATGAACTATTCTTTATTAATTTTGCTAGTAGCTTTATTGGTTTCATTGTTGGATGTAAGTCGTTTACCGTTGGCTTGTTTTCATTTATTATTGTTGTTGGAACTTTGCTTTCTAATATTTCTTGTAGCATTTTTTTCATATCTTCTTTTTTCATTTTTTCTAAATCTATTGTATCTTCTATTACTGTGGTTTGTGTTCTGTCTTTTGTAAAGTAATGCCCCGCACCTTCCTTCCATCCATACAAGCAAGGTTCATGTTTCCATTGGTAGTCTTGCCTTCCTAATGTAAATGCATTTTTGTTCCATATCAATTCTTGTTTTACTAGAAATCCTGCATCTTCTAATGCTTTTTGGAAATTCACAACACTTTTACTAGCATACCAAACATAGAAAGCACCGCCAGGTTTTAGTCCTTCTATTGCGTTTGTAAATACTGATAATAGGAATTGGTAGAAATCTTCCTCACTCATATCATCATTTTCTATTGGTCTACTATTGTGTCTTTCTTTTCCATATCCGCTTTCATTTATTGAACCATAATTCACATTGTATGGTGGATCTGTCATTATTAAATCCATTGTATTTCCATCTAGTAATTCTTTTATATTCTCTGGCTTTGTACTATCTCCACACATTAGTCTGTGTTCTCCTAGCTGATATATGTATCCTGGTTTTGTTTTTGTTTCTTCTATTATTTCTGGAACATCTACTTCTTCAATTTCTGTTTCTTCTTCTTCAAATCCTAAATCGAATCCATAGTCTGACATATTTATATTGAATATATCTCCTAGTTCTTCTTCTAATAATTCAAAATCCCATTCTGATTGTTCACTTACTTT